TTATCCGTGAAATTGTTTGTATTCTCGCATAGCAGCCGTCCGTCGATCATCCAGATACGTTGCCAGATCATTAATATGAACGCCCTTCGCGGCCTTTTGACTTTCTTCGATTCGTACAAGTGGGATCTTGATGTCGCCGCAAGTCACTTTGCGTACGAATTTTTCAGGCGTGAGGTGAGGGAAGTAATCACGGCAAAGGTCATCCACCGGGATTATAGCTTTGCCGCTGTATTGAGCCATTAGAAGGAAAGCGGTGTTCATTTCTGCACCTCGTAAGGCTTAAGGAAGCAAATCCAGTGCGTATTCGCCTGCTTGCCAGACACATGCCCGACGACAGGCCGAACATCAGTAAGCGCGAGTATTTCCCGCACTTTGATCTGCGTTTCGTTCCATTTGAAAATCAGTGTGCCGTTTGGTTTCAAGACGCGGAAAGCTTCAGAAAAACCCTGCCGAAGATCCTCGCGCCAAGTTGCGCGGTTCAACGCACCATATTTTGCGCGAAGCCAACTTCTCTCACCGGCATTGACCAGATGCGGCGGATCAAAGACGGCAAGGCTGAATGTCTCGTCGTCAAACGGTAGGTTTCGGAAGTCGATAACGCGGTCTGGCGAAATGATTAACTCGCGGCCGTCGCAAAGAACGTGGCTTTCTTCGCGAATGTCGCCAAACACAGCTCGGTCATCCGTCTTGTTAAACCAGAACATGCGGGATCCGCAGCACAAGTCGAGGATGGGCTTCATGCTGCTTCCTTTCGGGCGATGAGGTTTTCGCAATTTGCGGATACGAGCGCGGCGGCAACGGGCGGGCAAACACTGTTGCCGCAGCATGAAACCTGTACTGATTTTGAAAATGTCTGTCCGTCTGGACCGCGTTCGATCTCATAACCTTCTGGAAAGCCCTGAGCGCGGTAAAGCTCGCGCGGCACAAGCATGCGCATGCCGATATCGACAATGATGTAAGTCACGCCACCGGATTCGATGGTGACGAATTCACGATGATCCCAGAAACCAAACGACCTAAGAAAATCAGCCACCGTGCGGGCGCCCACGGCCTGTTCCGGCGTAAATGGTGGAACATCAAGCGCAGCCTCAACATGGCCGTGACGATCTTTGGTTGTCACCGTGCGCACTGGCTCGTTTTCGGCACCGCCGTCGCCAGTGCCATAGTATGCTTGGAGGAAGGGTGCGACGATGCCTTGCTGGCTTCCCGTCTGCGTGACAGTCGATAGCGGCTCGCTCACAGATCTTCCGGGATTGACACCACCGGCACGACGGCTGTCGTTGTTATGCTGCGCCACATAGGCGGCAATCAGCTGCGACTTGCCTGCGCCGTCTGCCATTACCGTGTGAGTCGGCTCTTCAATACTATGGCCCGTAGATGTCCCAAATTGGCGAGCGATGAATGTAGAGGCGACGGCGTGTTTGATACCGCCTGCAACAGCGGTTCCCAATGGTTGTTCGATATCCAGTGCGCGCGGTGCTTGCGCTTTGCGCTCGCCATAGCCGATCTGCACTAATGTCGGTGCAATGACGCTGTTCTGATCCTTGCGGCTGGCCGTGATTGTGTGCGACGGTGCATTGATTGGCCTGTTGGATCCACCGTGCTGTGCAGCGGTCAGAATAGGCGCGATAACTGCATGGCGATTTTCTGTAACTACCGTGGCGATAGGCGCGTCAAGCTTCGAAACTCGCTCTGATCTTTCGTTGCCGTGCCCGTAGTATGATGCAAGGTGAGGCGCGATGATGCCTAGTGGCGCAGCGCCTCCCGGTCTTTTGATGTAGCTGTTGGAGGTAATGGTCGATAGCGGCTCGCGAAGATCCTGACCTGTCGCACCCGTATTAAAGCGAATGATTGATGGTGCAGCGAGATTGACCAGAAATGGCGCCTCTGCATCCAGCACATATCGCTTCATGCCACGCGCCACGCGGGCCATGGTATTGTGCGCCAGCGGACGAATGGCGCGGAGGCCATGCTTTTCCATGATGTCTGCACCTGTGTCGAAGATTGAAGGGCAGGGCAGTGACCAGTCAATGATTTCAGCTGCGGTACGCCATGGCTGCTTTTTGCCTGCCATAACGTCTTTATCGTCGGGTGCGCCGTGGGTCGGTTCTGGCCATACAATTGGCTCGCCATCAAAGCGCATGATGACGAAGAAGCGCTTCCGGATTGTGGGCGCACCATAGTCGCATCCTCGGATCTCGCGCCATTCAATCTTTGCGCCAAGCCGCTTGAGCTTTTTGCACCAACGCTGGAAATCTTCGCCCTTGCGCTCTGGATCTGGCATTAGGCCGGCTGATGTTTCAATCAGCGGTCCCCAGTCGCGGAACTCCTCGACGTTTTCGAGAATTGCAACATCCACCTTGCCGCCACTTTTCTGAATGCGTTCGATCCAGCCCGGAATGATCCATGCCAGATCCCGGATATTGCGCTCGACAGTCTTACCGCCTTTCGCCTTGGAAAAGTGCTTACAGTCAGGCGAAAACCACGCCAGCCCGACATGAGCACGTTGCAGGTAGTCAAGTGGATCAATCTTGTAGACGTTCTGCGAAACATGGAGCGTCTGCGGGTGGTTTGCTTCGTGCAATGCCAGCGCCGCCGCATTGTGATTAATGGCAATGTCAGGCGAACGGCCAAGGGCCATTTCAATGCCGGTGCTGGCACCGCCGCCGCCTGCAAAAGAATCAACGATGATGGGCTGGCTTGTTTGCATAAGTCAGCCCCAAAGAATTTGTGCGCCGAGGATGGACGCGATGCTGACGCTGGCAATGAGGGACGCCATGGCAACTTTTTGATTAAGCTGCCGAACGTGAGAGGTATAAGCGGCTGGCAGGTGAAAACCGCCGCATTCAACTTCTGTTTTGAATTTTGGCTCATCAAGCATGGCTGTCGATCCTCTTAACGGAAAGACGACGAGCTTGTGCTGCTGCACGGGTTCCTAGTCTTGATACAACGTCACTTGTGAAGCCGTACCGTTCCAGTGTTTCGGGCGTGACGTTGTCGCCCGAAAAGGCGAGTTCGCGCATGGCGTCAGCCATTCTCGTCGTTAATTGGTCAATGCAAGTTGCAGGAGTGACGGTCTGGGCAGGTTTTGGCTTAATATTGATCATCATGGTTACCTATTTGTCTAAGCGGCAATTTTAACAGGCTGATAGCCATTAAAATTGCCAAATAGGCAAAGTCAGTCAAGTGAAAAATTGACAAATAGGCAAAATAAAAAATGGCAAAAATAAAACCCACCGTATTGGTGGGTTGAAATTATGAATATTATGTAGGCCTTCACGCCATCTTCGACAATTCATGATGCCCGAACGATTTGGGCAATTTTCGCCATTGTCCGATACGGATTACAGATTGGACTGCTGCTATCCATGTCAATTCAACGTTTCTGATAGGCGGAGCATTATGACTCTCTAAATCAAATGTCCCTGGTGTGCCGCCGCGTAGAATCCTTTTTAGAAATCTACGACCGTCTGAAGTTTTAACCGCGGCTTCCCACCCAATGACTTCATTTGCCGCGATTCCCTGTCGATAGCATATGATAACGTCTCCCTCGTCATATCTTGGATACATCGAGTCGCCCGCAACTTCGAAAGCGATTGCATCGTCTGGAATCGGAAATGGTGTCTCTATCTCATACAGCCCCTCAGGGGGTATCTGTTCTTCATCGGGTGAAATTTCAGCGCCTGCTCCTATTCTACCCATAATACTCACCACGTTACTCTTGGGTTTAGGGCTGGAAAGTAGATCCTGAGGTTGAACCTTTAGCGCGTGAGCGAACAAATTCATGTTTCGCACCGAAAGGTTTCGCCCACCGCTTTCCAGTCTTGAAATATAAGAAACCGACAGACCAGTCTCTTCTGCGAGCTTCTCGATGGTCATATCGTGAGCTTCGCGGATTTCACGAATGCGATTTGGTAAAGATTTGTCCATATGGCAAAAGTCTGTTATTTTTTGATTGTTGACCATGGCCAAATAGGCAAAATTACGCTTGACGTGAGTTTGCCTATTTGGCAAGTTGCTTTTCATGACAACGCTCCATTCATATCTGGAAGTTCAGAACGTTTCTCTTTCGGCATTTGCTCGCAGTATTGGAAGATCTGCGAGTACTTTGACGAGAGCGTTATGCGGTCAGCGGGCACCAAGCTTTAGTTTGGCACTCGATGTCGAACGAGGAACCAGCTCTATTGTTACCGCTGAAGAGTTCCTTAGTATCTGCATGATTGCGCATCGGTCTCTGTATTATCCTGACCGTGATCGAACATTGTCTTCTTCTCCCGTCAGTTCCTCTGCGGGAGATGTTGCCGGAGCGCTCGTTACGCCCCCCGCCCAAAAACGCGCTCCGGCAAGCCTTTCTAATTCGCCTGAAGTCCTCTCATCGGGCGACGCCGGGGCGCAGTCTATGGGCATTGGCTGCGCCCCTGCATCCGTTCGCAGGGAGGTGGTTCGATGATCTGGCGAGGTTGCGATCCATGACTTCAATTTCCTGATGCCGTTCTAACGGTCTGAAAATCTCAAATCTTTGATCTTCCCGCTACGGGAAACAATTGCGGCTTTTCCCGCCACGGGAAAGCCTTGTCTTTTTTGGAGCTTTCCATGGCTTTGTATGCCGGTGATGCATGGTTCTATCGTGTGAAAAGCGCACAGACAGAACTGATCAAAAAGAATGGCGGTATCAACTGCGCTGCCGATGTTGCTGATTTCAGCAAGTCCGTTGTTGGGCGCTGGAATGCCAAGACATCGCCTGACCTGATGTGTCTTCCTGCAATTGTTAGACTGGAAAGCGCATTTGGTGAGCCGATTGTTTCTGCTGCATTGCAGGAAATTGCTGCTGATCTCGCCGCCGATAATGCGGTTCCAATTATGCCGCGCGCGTCCATCATGGATGTAATTTCCAGCTTTTTTGAAGCCAAAAGCGATCTCAGTCAGAAGTTCACCATGGCTGCGATCGACGGGTTTCTGTCGGTTAATGAGGCAGATGTTTTAGATCCGGCAATTAGCGAATTGCAGGCGGTTCTTGATGACATGAAGCGCATGACCGCTGAAGCTCGCGCCAAGGGCGGTCTGCGCGTGGTGAGCAAGCCATGATTTCAGGTCGCGCGTTCAAGTTTCTTATCATCGATGAGCTGGGTCAACCGGAAGCACCACGCTGGCGGTATCCGTTTTCGCGCTTTGGCTGCGAGCGCTCGCGCAAACTCGTTTCCCGCTTTCCACATCAGGCTGACCGCATTGCGCGCCGTTCTGTCGAGGCGGGTTCACCTCTCACTAAAAAGCTAACACCCACAGTCTTAGGAGGACTTCAATGAGCCGGGTTATGCGTTCGTTCCGGGAAATGCTCGGACTGCTGTCGCGTGGTGATTTCACGCACAAACTTGATGAAGAAATGGCGCTTGCAATCGAGGCATTGGAAAACATGCCCGGTGATAAGGGCAAGGCCACGATGACCGTGACCATCGATTTTAACTATGAGCTGGGCCGCATCGACATTGATCCAAAGGTCAAGGTCAAGCTGCCCGATACTGCCAAGTTCATGAAAACACCGTTCTGGTCTTTGGACGGTGCACTGAGCATCGAGCATCCAAGCCAAGTTGACATGTTCCTTCGTGACGCCGGGCCAACGTCAAGCGCCGCCGCCGAAGGCTGATCTTTTTTAACCGGAGAGTAAAACCATGGAAGATACGAAATCCATTGTCGGCCTCAATGCCGCAATTCTCACACTAACCGGGCTGGCCAATAAGGCCAGTGATCCGGAGATCGTAAGTGTTTCCACGAAAGGCTTGGCCAAAGGGCTGGCCGACGAAGTGCCGCTGGCGTTTGATCGCAACAATCAAAAGTTTGCCTCGGTCAAAAACCTGCTTGAAGAGCATCGCATTGCGCCAGAACGCCGCCGCGGTACTGCGCATACCGATGTTCTGGCAAGCTTCATTGATCTCACGAACCGTCACAAGGATGACGGCTCAGTCATCTTCGGCAAAGCCAGCTGGCCCAATCCGAAACTCACATCGATCATTGATTACCATGATCTCGATAATGAGCCCCGCTTTGGTGAGCATCGCGTCGAATACGCATTCCCGGTAACGGAAGAATTCACCGCGTGGGTGAAGAACAATGCGCAGCCGATGGAACAGGCGGAATTTGCGCTATTCCTTGAAGAGCATTCCGTTGAATTGTGCGCACCGACCGATGGTGAACGGACTGAGTGCGAACGGCTCTTCAACGAAAAGATGGCGACACCTTCCGAGCTGGTCATGCTCGCCCGTCATCTGGAAGTATTTGTCAGCGCAACAGTCAAGCAAGGCACGCGGTTGCAGACCGGCGAACGCACTGTTGAGTTTAAGGAAGAGCATCAGAATGCCAAGGGTGAGCCGGTCGTTATTCCGGGCATCTTTATGATTTCGGTGCCTGCCTTTGTCGATGGTGACAAAGTCCGCATTCCGGCGCGCCTGCGTTATCGCATCAAGGGCGGCGATATTGTCTGGTTCTATCAGCTTTATCGTTGGGAGAACGTTCTTCGTGAGCAGGTCCAGCGCGATCTTGCAGAAGCTGCCGCAAAAACCGGCCTTCCATTCTTCGAAGGCTCGGCAGAACGCTAATGTTTTACGCTTCCTCGCGCCGCACAGAAAGCAATCCGATAACTGCCGCAGCTATGCGCGCGCAGCGCTTGCGCGAGGAAGCACGCAAAGCTCCGGTGGTGCCAAAGCTGGCACCACCGGTTGAGGTCGCGTCTGTCGTTACCACGGATCCCGCGTCACCGAAGAAAACGCGGCCTAAGAAGTTAAGCAATGCCATCGCCGATGACGTCATCCTTCGTCGGGTGAATCGCAAATGGGTTCAATTTTTTGCTGAGTTGGCCAAAGCGGGTGTTTTGCCAGTTTCTGATCTTTATCGCCCCGATCTCGTCACCATTATTCGCCGCATATGTCGCGCCTTCTCCATATCGCCCCGCGATGTCCTTTCAAAATCGCGTCGTGTTGATCTCATTCTGCCTCGTCAGGCGATCTATTACTGGGCGCTTCGTTTGACCCCACTTAGCAGTGTCGAAATCGGCGTGAAGCTTGGCGGACGCGACCATTCAACAATTATTTATGGCGTCCGTAACTATCGCAAAAAGCGCCAACAGAGCGGCCGCTTCCTTCGCACAGTGAGGCGCGCACGATGAATGATCGTCTATCGCCACGCGAAACTATTTTGATCATCATCATCGCTGTTCTGGCTGAAACGCCAGTCGCAGCTTTCCTCGTTTACATCATTTGGTTCGCAGGAGAGCGCTGACATGCGTGAGTACGATCCCGCTGACGATTCCAAAAAATGCTATGACCTTGCTGTCCAAGTGAAGCGCGAGCGTGGCGATACGCATTGGCCGCAACGCGATCCGCATGAGCGCAAGGTCGTCATCGGCAATTGCACGCTCTATCTCGGTGACTGCAACGCGATTGTTCCCACGCTCGGAATGATCGATGCCGTTGTCTCGGATCCTCCATATGAGTTTGAAACATCGGGCGGCGGCAAGTTTCGCTCAAAACGGCCGAACATGGACCTAATTGCGGCGGGCGGTCTTGATCAAGGCTTTGATCATAGCGTTTTCACTAGCAAGCAATTCGGCTCTGCTGTGTTTTTCGCGCACAATGATCAGTGGGCTGATCTACTGCCGTATCTCGCGTCACAGTATGATCGCTATGCAATCATTCCATGGATGAAGCCGAATGCCATGCCGGTGGCGAATAAGCATTATCGGCCCGATATCGAAATATATGTTCATGCCTGGAATAGCGGTTTCCACCCGGTCGGCGATCTTCATCAGAAAAAGCGCTTCATCATCGCCAAGAATGGCCAAGACAGCGATGTCGCGCATCCGACGGTCAAGCCCCAGACCGTCATGTCGAAAATCATCTGCAATGTTGCAGGGCAGGTGGTGCTTGATCCGTTTATGGGCAGTGGATCAACCGGCGTTGCTTGCGTGAGCGCTGGCCGCTCTTTTATCGGCATAGAACGCCATGAGCCTTATTTTGAGATTGCATGCGAACGCATTCGCAAGGCTCATGCACAGTCCGACATGCTGGTTTCCGCGCCGCCGCTATCCGCGCCTGCAAAGCAGGAGGGCTTTCTGTGACCGCAAGCCCGAACCTTATCGGCGGCATGAACGATAACATTCTGCCAATCTTGCAGGGCATAATCTGTGCTACAAATGACGCCGACCGCGCATTGGTACTGCTCGTTTGCCCTATCCGTATCATGATCCAGTATCAGCCATTCTTGGAGCGCACATGCTCTGAGCAAGGCTTTGAGGCTGGCTGCGAATATCTCACGTGCTTTTACGCCGCCATGAACCAGACGCGCCGCAATGGCGAGATGGTCAATTCAGCGCTCGATCAAGCACGCCAAACGCTACTTCTTCTTCTTACACAAAATGACGGGGGTGACGCATGAGCGATAAGCTTATTCGCCAGTCTGTCAGCGTGCGCGATGCAACCAGATCCACTGGTCGGCGCATCATGCAGGGATATGTCAGCAATGGACTGGCTATCGTTGCGCATGAAATCGTTGACGAACTGAAAACTGATCAAGCGATAGCGCGCTGGATTGACGGCGGTCGCAGGGGCGAGCGTCCCGGCGAACAAGTCTCGGCTGGCTTTATCCTCGTCCATGAAAATAGCGGCTATGTGCTGACACCTGTAGGTTGGCTTTTGCCAACCCGCGATGCGGCGGCAACTTGCGTTCGACGCCTTGTGAACCGCTTTGGCAATCTGTTTGAGGGCGGCGTGAATAGCATCCAGTCGCTATCCAGTGCGGTTTGTCAGGCGCAGCGTGACGCTGGCGCGCTGACCGGCAGGCATCATCATTTGCGCCAGATGGATGCTCTTTTTGATGAGGCCGAGTATCAGCGCAAGCTAGCCGAATTGCGCGCCATTAAGCAGCCCGCTCACCATGGCGTGTCTGCCTATCAGGAGGCGGCGGAATGAAGGAAGAGGCAACAATCCGCCGTGGCGCTCGAAACGCGCGTTATGCGGCAATTCCTAATCATGTGTTCGAGGAAGTGCGTCTCTCAATGGAGGCTCGCTGGCTTCTTGGTTATCTGCTGTCCAAGCCGGATAACTGGACGGTGGTGCTGCGCGACATCATCAATAAGGGCAATTGCGGTCGCGACAAGGCGCGCCGAATGGTTGCTGAACTTGTCGAGCTTGGCTATGCGCAGAAAGAGCAGGCGAGGGACGGCGGACGTTTTAGCGCCTTGTCACTTGTCATCTATGATGAGCCGTTTGCAGTCGAAGTGACTGAAAGTGTTGCATCTTTACCGCAGACTGAAAAACCGTCGACGGTAAATCCGTCAACGGAAAAACCGGCGCCGGTAAATCCCCCCCTAGTAATAACTGATAATCTAGAAAATACAGATAATAGATCTGAGAGAGGCGCGAGCGCGAATGATCAGGAAGATCGAAAGAAAATAGAGAAGGCTTACTGGAAGCTGGTTCGGTCATGGCCAAAGCTCGATGGAACACCGCAGGCCAAGTGGTTCGATTCATGGCTGGCACTAACGCCGGAAGAGCGCATTCTTGCCGCTGAAAAGCGCGATGCGTGGGTTGAGTTACTTCGCTCCAATGGTCGCGATCATATCCACGTTCCCGGTACTTACTTCGAAAACAAGCTTTGGGAGCAAGTGCCAGACGCCCCGACGGTATCAACAGATCAACCAGCTCGCCTCGAAGCCAAGCCGTTCGGTAAGCTGTTCGCTATCGAGGTCTATCGGAATTTCTTGACAGTCTCGCCGGGGATGATTTCTGCGCCTACGGCTTTTGAGCGTGCACAGATCGAACGTTGTGAGCGAATCGAAGGCGACATCTATCGCGAAAAGCTGGTGAAACAAGGATGGACCGATGTCGAGGGCATGTTTGAGCGTGCCGCGACGGGCCGTTCTGTTGTGGTCTCTGGTCGTTTGGCTGGCCTTGCCGATCGGATGGAATCAATCAGTGTCGGCAGTGAACGTTGGCTTGCATGGAAAGCATACCACGAAGATCGTGGCTGGCGTTGGTATCCATCTCCTGACTGGTTGAAATGGGTTTGTTTCCCATCAGGTGGCCCAGATGGAATGAAAGACTTTGAAACAGCTTTGAGGGGAATTGGTGATGATGATGGCAGATAAGCGTCTCACTGACCAGGCAGAAGAAATTGACCTCACACGGTGCTATGCAAAGCTGGATCGGTTCATGGATGAACGTAAGCGCAGGCGTGCTGCAATTGAAAAGGCCGCTGTTCGCGGCGATAGTGATTCGCCTTGGATGGTGCTTCAAGTCAGCACTGGTAGGGAAATAACGGTGCATGATACGCTTATCGGTGGTGGAATAGAAACGATTGCCCCCATGAAAATGGGGAAGAAAATACATCGAAGAGGGCACGTTTTACCGGCAAAAAAGGTACCAATTTTCATCGGTTATCTCTTCGTACGTTGTGTAGTAAACAATGATAATCTTGCGTGCCTATTGGGTTTTGACCATGTGCAATCAATACTTGGAGGCTACGAGAATCCGTTCTTGGTCGATTCTATAAAAGTATTATCATTCAATGATAAAGCGGGAAAAGGTCACTTTGATTATGAAGTTCCACAACGGGTCTTTCAACGCGGAATGAAGGTACGTATTAAGGACGGAATTTTTGAGAATATGTCCGGTGAAGTTGTGACAGGCGGACATACTGGAAAGGGTGATGCAGTGGTTGATATTAATTTCTTCGGTAGATCAACGCACGCAATTATGCCTCTTGCAATTCTCGAACCTTTGTGAGTCTTATTGGTTAACGGATAGTCTGATGATCCTGTAGTTAGCCTCTGAGAACACCTAGACAGCGGGAACGTAAGTTCTGAGGTTGGTAAACCGGTCGGACCCCAGCCCTGACAGTCTCAATCAAGAGATATCGATTCAGGGTCAGAGCGTAAGCTATGTCTGAAATTCACCACCGATACTGAGCGCCCTTTGTGGCGCTCTTACCATATGTATATGAGGCTGACGTGAGCCAACGTATTGAGCGCGAGCGTGATGCAGCTGCGCCATGGCGCAAGTGGTATAAGACCGCTCAATGGCAGAAGCTGCGGGAGGATGTTCTCAATCGTGACCTGTTCACCTGCCAGCAATCCGGGGTTCTCCTGATTGGCAAGTATCCCGCTCCGAACAGCGCTGTTGTCGATCACATCAAAGAGCATCGCGGTAACGCTGATCTCTTCTGGGATATCAACAACCTTCAGGCTTTGAGCAAAGCTTATCACGACACCGAAAAGCAGAAGCAAGAGCAGGCAACCCTGCATCATCGTGGCGTTTGGGATTAGTGATTAAACCTTGTTGGCTGACTGACGCGATTGCCAATAACGGTTACGCAAACGAGGCGCGATCAACCACGAAATGCCGGGGCTGAGAACAATGCTTGTAACGACAGCGACTGGTAGCCAAAACTTAGCGTCTTCATTCAGAGCAGGGATCGAGAGCACCGCAATGGTTCCTATCCCGAAGATGACAGCATTGACCATCAGGCTGATGAGTGCGGCAATCTGAAAACGAACTGACATATCGAAGTCCTCCTCATAAATGAACGCTCATGCACGGTGCAGGTTCCTTGGATCAAGAATGCGGCGTGAAACATCGCCCGTGAAACATCAGGCAGGGGGGGCGGGTCGAAAGTCAAAAAGGGGTCTGCCTCCTAGACCCGCGTCCCCCACATGAAGAGATTTTTTTCTCATGACGATTGAATTTGACCTCTTCGGTCAGCCTGTTCGTGAAGGTTTTGGCAAGAAGGGACGGCCACCATATGCGCCATCTGAAAAAGATCGTAATAAAGTCAAGCTGTTACTGGCTTTAGGGTGGTCAATCTCTCGGATTGGTAACGCGCTTGATGTGTCGGGAAAGACAATTCAGCGGTATTTTAGTCTCGAGCTAAAATCGCGAGACGGCATGCGGGATAGACTGGATGCGCGGCGATTTGAGATTGCCATGGATCAAGCCAACGCCGGGAACGTCACAGCACTTCGAGAACTTGGCGCGATGATTGAGCGCAACGACCGCATGGTGATTGAGGCTGCAATGGGTTCTAAGGGTAATGATGATGATCGGCCCGCAGATCGACCAGGCAAAAAAGCAACCGACGAACAGCGAGCGATGGCCGCAGACGCTGATCTGATGGCGGAGCTCGAAGCCGAGGCTTCGCAGAATGTCATCCAGTAATACCCTGCCGCGCTTTGCCTGCCCAGATTGGTGGGATCGGATTCAGGCCGGACAGACCCCCATGGCAGATGTTCCGCTTAACCCTGAGAAAGCAGCGAAAGCGCTGGCATTCTTTAATCGCTTGCGACTGCCAGATGTTCCCGGCAACCCGGCTTTGGCAGATGCTTGCGGTGATTGGTTTCGCGATATTCTATGTGCATTTTTGGCGAGTGAGGATCCCGAAACGCGAAAGCGGCTCGTTTGGGAGCTGCTCTGCATGGTTCCTAAGAAGAACTCGAAGACAACATATGTTGCGGCCTTGGGCCTGACAGCGCTTTTCATGGAGGAAGCGCCTAACCGTCAAATGCTGATTGTTGCACCGAGTCAGAATATCTCGGAGCGCTGTTTTGATCAGGCACAGGGCATGATCCGAATTGATCCGCGTCTTGATGCGATATTCAAGGTGCAGGATCATCTCAAATGCATCACGCGTCGTAAGACCGGCACGAAACTGGATGTGAAAACCTTCGACACGTCGATTGTCACCGGCGAAATCCCAATCCTGACAATCATCGATGAGTTGCACGAGCTCGGCAAGAAAGCCAAGGCCGCAGCCGTCATGCAGCAAATCCGGGGCGGCGGTATAACCATGCAGGGCGGTCAAGTCCTGATGATTACCACTCAATCGGATGAACAACCGGCAGGGATCTGGAAAACCGAACTCGATAAGGCTCGCAAGGTTCGTGACGGTGTCGGCGGTCAATCGCCAATCCTCCTGCCGGTGCTTTATGAGTTTCCTGCCGATTTGCAGCGCAGTCAGGATTTCTGGCGAAGCCATAGGAACTGGCGCTATGTGCTACCGAATATTGGGCGTTCAATTGACCCACAGCGGCTTCTTGACGATTACGAGAATAACGGCAAGGTCAACAAAGAGGCTGAAAAGATATGGCTTAGCCAGCATCTCAACATCGAAATCGGCGTTGGTCTTACCGATGATGCGTGGCGAGGCGGCGACTACTGGGAAGATCGCGCAGATCCAACACTCACACTTGATGAGTTGATACGGCGCTCGGAAGTTGCCGTCATGGGAACGGATGGCGGCGGTCTGGATGATCTTTTCGGTGTCTGTGTCATTGGTCGTGAGAAGGTGACACGGCGCTGGCTGGTTTGGTGTCATGCCTATGCGCATCCGAGTGTTCTTGAAACACGTAAGGAAATAGCCGCTAATCTGAGAGACTTTGAAGCGGAAGGTAGTCTCACATTCTGCGATGTTTCCAAATACATCAATGAGATAGCGGATATTGCTTCTCGATTGCGCGATGCGGGCCTGTTTCCCGAAAAGGACGCAATAGGCTCTGATCCAAACAATATAGCGGCGTTCATCGATGCGTTGGCCGAACGCAATATCGTCGATGAAATGTTTCGTCGCATTCGTCAGGGTACGGCGCTTTCCCCGGCAATATGGGGGCTGGAGCACAAGCTCAGCAACGATACGCTCAGCCATGACGGTAGCACGCTGATGAACTGGGTTATCGGCAACGTCAAAATCGAGATTCGCGATAATGGCAACCTCGCCACGAAACAGGCGGCAGGCCGAGCGAAGATCGATCCATTCATTGCGATGCTTTGCGCCACAATCCTGATGAGCTGGAACCCGGAAGCGACCGGCACTGGCATGAATGATTACTTCAATAGCTTGGCAGGTGCAGGGTGAACGTATTACAGAAAATGTTCGACGGCGTGTCCAGGCTCTTGCCAATCAAGCGTAACACCTCGCTTGAAGATCTTCGACATAGTGGCCTTTCCGCTTCAGGTGAGATCGTCACTGATACAAGTGCGCTTTCACTTTCTTCGGTCTGGGCTTGCGTCAATCTAATATCCGGCACGATCTCATCGCTGCCAATCATGGTTTACCGTACGAATGCTGACGGAAACCGCGACGTTGCGAAGGATCATTCACTTTATCGCCTGTTGCACGACAGCCCAAACTATGACCAATCGGCATTAGATTTCTGGGATTTCATCTCTGCATCAATTGAGCTTCGCGGAAATGGATTTGCTCAGATCGTAAGACTGAATGGCAAGATTGTTTCCCTCAACCCCGTCAATCCAGCCCACATGCAGGTTCGTAGGCTGCCTTCCGGTGAGTTGCAATACAGTTGGAGTTCAGAGGGAAAGAGCTATGTCTCCAGTGATCGCGATATGCTTCATATTCGTGGTTTCGGCGGCAATCCTCTCGGCGGTATGTCCACGTTGCGTTTCGCGCGCAATTCGTTCGGATTGGCAATATCTGCTGAACGATCTGCAGCAGATATGTTCCGAAATGGTCTTCGACCTACGGGCGTATTGAAGTTCAAGCCATGGCTCACGCCAGAGCAACGCAAGATCGCAGAGAATGAACTTGCCGCCAAAATGGGCGCGGGCAATTCTGGAAAGCCGCTTGTTCTTGAGGGTGATACCAGTTGGGAACAGCTGACGATATCGCCAGAAGATGCCCAGATGCTGGAAAGCCGCACTTTCTCTGTGGAAGATATTTGCCGGTTCTTTGGCGTTCCGCCACACATGGTCGGACATACAACAAAGGCAACCAGTTTCGGCACAGGCATTGAAAGCCAGACATTAGGCTTCCAGAAGTTCACATTGCGTCGTCGCTTTAAACGTATTGAGCAGGCTCTGGAAAAGCAGCTTCTCACGGCGGCTGATCGGGCGGCAGGTATCGCTATTGAGTTCAATCAGGAGGGCTTGCTTCGCGGAGATAGCAAGGGCCGCTCTGCATTCTATCAGGTCATGACTGCCATCGGCGCGATGACGATTAATGAAGTTCGCAGGCTTGAAAATCTTCCCCCAGTTGAAGGCGGCGACGTTCCCCGCATCCAGATGCAGAACGTGCCAATCACCGAAACCGAAAACGATTTGATCGGCCACAACGGTGGTCCGCCACTTGAGGATTGATCGTTATGAAAACTAAAGATTTCGCCCTTCAGGTGAAAGGGCTGTCTGATGATGGCAGCTTCGAAGGCTATGCCAGCACGTTTGGTGGATCTCCGGACAGTTATGGCGATATCGTGGCGCCGGGTGCTTTTGCTGAAACTCTGGTCGAACATCACCGATCAGGCACCATGCCGATGATGTATTTTGGGCATGATTCCCGGTCTTTGCCGATTGGTGATTGGTTGGAAATGGCTGAGGACGGTAAAGGTCTTTTGGCCAAAGGCCAGATCGATATCGAAGACGAGTTTGGCTTCCGCATTCACAACGCCATGAAAAAGAAGCGGGTGAGGGGATTATCCATCGGATACTCCATTCCTGCGGGCGGTTCTGAGCCAGACGAAAAGCGCCCCGGCGTTACGATCCTGAAAAAGATCAAGCTGGTTGAAGTGTCTGTGGTGAACAACCCTGCAAATAAGCGCTCTCTGATAGAGACTGTAAAGTCTGACCGCATGGAGGAATTTGCCCGACGCTTGCGCGACGGCGATCCCATGCCAATCAAAGAATTTGAGGGCATCCTACGCGAGGTAGGGGTTCCCAATAGCCTAGCCACACAGATTGCCTCTGTTGGTTACGCGAAAGCCGTTCTGGGCGAGCCAGAGGGCGAAAAGGCAGATCCAAGGGCCGACTTTATGCGGGCAATGATGCGCGCCTGACGGCCAAGTTTATTCCTCACGGAGATATTCCATGAAAACGGTTACCTTTAACCGGGTGTTTGTACTCGGTATTTTCGCATGCCTTGCGCTCGCCTCCGTCGCTGTATTGTTCGGCGTCGATCACGGCGTAGCAGGCAGTTTTATGATGGCAACCGCTGGCGCTGGCGCGTCTGCCGGTGTCGAAGAACTCGCCGCAGACCTGAAAAAGAGCTTTGCCAAAGAGCACGACAAGGTCAAAGAACTGGCAGAACAGGCTCTTACCGAAGCCAAGAAAAACGGCGATATGAGTCAGGGGCTGAAGGAAAAGGCCGATGAAGCCCTTTCCGGCATGAATGAAATCAAGGCTCGCCTTGATGACATTGAGCAGAAATCGGCACGAAACGGTTCTGGCGAACAGCAGCATCGCACGCTGGGTCAGCAGTTTGTTGATCTGGAAGAACTGGAAGCGATGAAGTCCGCTCCTCGCAGCGGAGCATCGGCTAGCCTTATGATCAAGGCTGACATCACGTCTGGTACCGCCGATTCAGCCGGTAATGTTGGTGCAGCAATCGCGCCGAACCGCCTGCCGGGTGTTCTTGCTCTGCCGCAGCGCAAGCTCACTGTTCGTGATCTGCTGTCGCCCGGACAGACGGATAGCCCGAACATCCTGTACGTTCAGGAAACGGGATTCACCAACAATGCCGCACCTGTCGGTGAAGGTGGTCTTAAGCCTCAGTCTGATCTGAAGCTGACGGATAAGAACATTTCCACGAAGGTTATCGCTCACTGGTTCCGTGCATCTAAGCAGATCCTGAGCGATTTCTCGCAGGTACGTTCGCTGATCGATGAGCGGCTGATCTACGGCTTGAAGCTAGTCGAAGAAAACCAGATCCTCAATGGTGACGGCACCGGCGAAAATCTGGAAGGCATCGTTCCACAGGCAACCGCTTACGCTGTCCCTGCCGGTTTGACCTCTCCAGTACCGGTGACGGGCATCGATGTTCTGCGTATCGCCATGTTGCAGGCGGCTCTGGCAGAGTATCCCGCAACTGGCCACGTTCTTCATCCTATCGACTGGGCTTCTATCGAACTGCTCAAGGATACTGAAGGTCGCTACGTTATCGGAAATCCGCAAGGGTCGCTTAATCCGACGCTGTGGAACCTTCCGGTTGTCGAAACGCAGGCAATCTCGGTCGGCAAGTTCCTGACTGGCGCATTCAAGCTCGGTGCGCAGATCTTTGACCAATGGACCAGCCGTATCGAAGTTGGATTCCAGAATGATGACTTCGTTCGCAACAAGGTGACGATCCTTGGTGAAGAGCGCCTGGCTCTCGCTGTCTACCGTCCTGAAGGCTTTATTTACGGCAACGTGACACCGGCATCTGGCGGCGGCGGCTGATCTTGATCGGCTCAGATCGACGGGCGGCGCAATCCGCCCGTTTCCTGAACCGAAGGAGAAAGACCATGAAATTCGAAGTTCTTCGCGAGCATATCGGCGACAAGTTTTACAAGGAAGGTGAAACCCGTGATGCGGATGAACTCACCGTCAAGCAGCTTGTCCGTAATGGCGTGCTTCGCCCTATCTCGGACGAAAAATCCTCCAGTACCGCCTCAATTGACCAGTTGCAGGCTGGGACGAATGGCGGCGACAACTCTGCACCATCGGGCTCGGCGAGCGCAAATTCAGATGGCAACGATTGTACGGCTAGCGATCAAACCGATGACGCTCAAAAGGCGGGCGCGGTGCAGACAGAAGCGCTTGCGGCAACATCGGCGGAAGATATTACTGTGACGAAAGCTTCTGGCGAGCCAGCTGTGACATCAAATGAACAAAAGTCAGAAGGTGATGCCGCTCAGAATAAGGCAGAGCCAGCTGCACCCAAGAACAAGAGCAAGTGATATGCAGCTCGCGCCAGTTCGCGTCGGCGTCACGGGCGAGCAGCCTGTGTCGCGGGATGAAGCCAAGCGGCACGTAGGTGCCGTTGGTTTCACTTCTGATGATCTGGATATTGATGGCTTTATCAAAAGCGCAACAGGGTATCTGGAAAAGCTGTTGGGGACGGCGCTTGTTAAGCAGAAATGGCGACAGGATCTTTCTTGTTTCCCGTCACGCTTTTATCTGACGCCGTTTCCAGTCATTTCGTTGTCGTCGGTGAAATATCTATCAGACAACAGTCTCGAAACACTCGATATGCAGGATTACGAACTTTATACGGACATCACTGGTCCGTTCGTTCAATTCTTCACGCAAAGCTTTCCGCAGACTGCGGATCGACCTGACGCTGTCCAGATCACTTATGAAAGCGGTTTCGAGACTGATCAATTACCAGCCGAATTGAAGGCAGCAATCCTGATTCATGTCGGATATCTCTATGGACATCGCGGTCAGCCCGATATGCCGACGATTGAGGATATCCCTGCGTATAAGATGTTGGTTTGGCCGCATCGCAGACTGGGGGTGTAGCTATGGCAAAAACCTCAGGCAGTCTGTTTCATGAGGTCGCATTTGATCGGCGCGAAGCGACGGGTGGGGATGGCGCTGGAAACATCGATGGCGATTGGGTTGAGCAATTTCGTTGCCGCGCTGAATTCATTCAGCTTCGTGGTGGTGAGGCGGTACTTGCGGGTCGATTGCAGGGGCGCCATACGCAAGTCATCCGAATTCGTGTCTCGGAGCATACTGTTTTGATCACGGCGGATTGGCAGGTGCGTGATATCCGGCGCGCAACTGTCTTCAATATTCGCGACATTGAGTTCGAAGAAAACCGCCAGTTCTTATCGCTCACATGCGAAAGCGGCGTAGCTACGGGGTGATGTCATGGTTGAAGGATTAGATCGCCTTAAGCGAAAGCTGACAAAAACTATTCCGCAGGCTGTGTTCGACGTGACGATTAAGGCCATGGAACAGGGCGCTAGTGATGTCGTCGCCATGATGCGCCGTCTTGCACCAAAAGACAGTGGTGCGCTTGCACAGTCCATCAACTGGACGTGGGGAGATGCGCCTAAGGGCGCAATGGTGCTCGGTAAGTCATCCCCAACGCGTGACGGATTGGTCATCACAATCTACGCAGGTGATCAAACCACGATGGTTGGTGAACGCGAGCAGTTTCAGCTTGCCAGACTGCAAGAGTTTGGAACCCAGCACATGCAAGCTCATCCCTACTTTTTTCCATCTTGGAGAACTTTGCGGAAGAGGGTTCGCAGCCGGGTTACGAGACAAATGCGAAAAGCTGTGAGGGATGCTGCAAAGTGAACGTTTCCGAAGAGCTTCAAAGACACCTTTATGCTGAACTTCGAGCAGTCCTAGAGGTCTCGACGCTAGCTGAGGGGCGGGTTTACGACCGGGTGCCTAGCACAGACGGGCAGGTTACTGCGCAGTTTCCGTATGTGTCTTTCGGGCCGGTCAATATGGTTGATGATTCCGCTGATTGTGTTGATGGCGAAACCCACACGATTCAACTTGATGTGTGGTCTCGTGCAGTCGGACAAGTTGAGTGCAAAAACATTGTTGATGGCATCCGTAAAGCTTTGAACCGCTCTCAGCCTGAATTGGCAGAAAGCGCTGTGGTTGCCGTGAATATACCGATCTGCCAGATCGTCCGCGATCCGGACGGATTGACGACACATGGCATCATTCAAGTTGAAATTATGGTCGAGGTGGCGTGATGTCTTGGGCAATATTTAAAGTGGAATGCAACTGGTCGCGTCCGTGCAGTCGTTATTCGTTCAACGCCAAGGCATCGGCAGAACCGCAAGAACGTCCGCAAGACTTCATTGATTACTGCGTATCGAAAGGCTGGGCCGAAGCGGTCGCAAGCCCGACACGCGATGAGAAACGCGCCCTCAAGGGCCGTAAACGGGCTTAGCCCAATCACCTGAAACCGGGCCTCAAGCCCTATCAAGGCTGGCGTATTGCTGGCCCGTTTTCTCATGGAGAATTATCATGGCCGTTAAGCCAATCACCGCCGAGTTTCAGCATCTGGTTGTTGAAATTGAAACAGATGTCGAGGGCACTTTCTCAAAGATCTGCGGCATCACACAGCGCGGTATCAACCGTCAGCACAATATGCAGACAACGGAAGTTCCTGCCGATTGTGAGGATGAAAGCCTGCCAGCAGTTGTCGAACGTGCTGTTCAGTCGTCGGAAGTCACAATTTCAGGTACTGGCGTCTGGGCCAGTCAGAGCCACCAAATGATGCTTGATTGGTGGTATTCCGGTGGCAAGAAGACAATTCGCGTTCAGCATGTGAATGCGAAAATTGGTGATACCGAATATGAAACCGGATTAGCAATCCTCGTGAATCTCAACAATGCCGTTGAAAAAGGCCAGAAGGTATCGGCGGAAATCGAAATTCAATTCGACGGCCTGCCAACGCGTACCGCTAAGGCTGCGTAATGGCGAAGGCTATCACTTGGGCTGGCGGGGAGCATGATTTTGAACTCCGCCTTGAACACCTTCGCGCCCTGCAAGACAAATGCGATGCGGGGCCGCAATGGATACTGATGCGGCTCACGTCTAAGCAATGGTTCATTGATGATGTGATCCAGCCAATCCGCCTCGGCCTTGAGGGTGGCGGCATGGAAAAGGAAGCTGCCCGTAAGCTCGTCCAGAAATTCGTTGAAGATCTACCGCTCACATTGTCGGTGCTGACAGCGCAGGCCGTGTTGATGGTTGCTCTCTTTGGCGATGAGGATGATCAGCCGGGGGAGGGACAAGCGGGGGCGAAGAAGACCCGAACCCGCTCCCGCGTGGCAAATGGAAGTTCAACCGCTTCTACCAATGGGCCGGTATAATCAATCGCGACATCGGCAAGATGACGGTTTGGGAATTTCGCTGTGCCGTTGAAGGCTTCAAATCCGCCAATGCGCCCGAAGAAAAAGCCGCTCCGGGTATGAGCGACGATCAACTTGCAGAACTTGGAATTGAGGGCTTCTGATGGCAACTGACGTTGAACGCCTTGTCGTGGCTATGGAGGCCCGGACTGCGGCTTTTGAAAAGGCGCTCAACCGCTCTTACAGTCAGGCGGCAAAGCAATCTAATCAGATTGAACGTCGCTTTCGCGATATGAATAAGAATATCGAAAGCGTGTTCTCTCGCGGCGGCATTGGTTCTGCGATCAAGAAAGACCTTGATGCTTCTGTTGCGGCTGTATCGACGGCTGAAGCCAAGCTTAGCCAGTCTACAACATCCATGAAAGGGATGATGACTGGACTGGCTGGCATATTTGCAGCCCGCGAACTGGTCATAATGGCCGATAGTTGGTCTGACGTTTCCGCCCGTGTCGGTATCGCCGTGGGTGAAATGTCAGAAGCTCCTGCGGTTATGGAGCGTCTATATAATCTTGCGCAGGACACCTATTCAGGTTTTCAGCAGACAGCAGAAAGCTTCATTGCCAATAGCACGGCCCTCAAAGAGCTAGGCTACAACACCAATCAGCAGCTTGATTACACGGAAGCACTTAACAACGCCCTTGTTGTATCGGGTGCAAAGGGTGATCGTGCAACCAGTGTCACGAACGCGCTGTCAAAGGCGATGGCGGCTGGCAAACTGTCAGGTGATGGCCTCAATACCATCATCGAAACAGGCGGACGTGTAGCTGAGGTTCTGGCGGCTGAACTTGGCGTGGGTGTGAACGCACTGCGCGATGTTGGCGCACAGGGCAAGATTACATCTCAGGTCATCTACAGTGCACTGACAAAACGCATGGAGCAGCTTGCTGATCAGGCAGGCTCAATGCCAGCCACCATCGGTGATGCTTTACAGCAGATCCAGAACGCGGCGTTAAAGTCTGTTGGTGCGCTCGATCAGACTGGAAAGGTTTCAGAAAAGCTTTCTGGCCTGCTGGGCGGTGTTGCCAAGAATATGGATACCGTTGCCGTCGCAGGTGTCGCAATGGCAGCAGCCTTCGGTGCGCGCCAGATTGGGAACGCATCGACAGATCTTACCAAGTATGCAAAATCCTCTACCGATGCAGCCAAGGCTTCACGCATTTCAGCGCTTGAAACGGCGCAGTCGGCACGTGACGTTGCATTGCAGGAACATGCAGTTGCTACAGCGCGGTTGCGAAGCGCGGAAGCCGCAATGGCTGGCATTCGTACAAATGGGCTTGTTACCGCATCTTATCGAAACGTCAGTCGTGAACTGTTGGCAGCTCGCATGACCATGAGCGCCGCGAATGCACAGTTGTCTGTTGCTGATAGTTCTCTTGCAAAGAATGTTGCATCAATTACACCAGCAGCTACCGCTGCAAATGCAGCCATTCGAGGCCTTTCAGGGGCAATGACTGCGCTCGGTGGGCCGGTTGGTGTCGGGTTGCTGGCCCTGACTGGCATTATGTATGCGATTTCTACGCGCTCTCAGGAAGCTGAAGAGCGTGCAAATCGTTATGCTGAAGCCATCCGCAAGGCGGCTGAAGTTACCGATTATGCCGGACTTGGTATCGAAAAGACTGCTGAAAAGCTGTTCACTCTTTCCAGCGGTCTTACGGAAGCCCAGAAAGCAATTCGTGTTGATGAGGCAACCGCAAACGCAGAAAATTCGGTTGCAGCGCTGGAAGAGGCTTTCAACTCTGCCGGTCGCGGGATCGCAGGTCTAAGCACCTATCTTTCATCCGTTTATGGTGAAATGGGTGATCTGGTTGAGCGTTTCAAAGACGGTGAAATTTCTGTCGAGGATTTCAACTCTGAATTAGACCGTTTGTCTGGCATCGACCCGAATATAACTGCTGTTGTCGCGCGTATGCAGCAAATTGCATCAGAAGCTGCCGCTGCACGTGGTGAGGTCAACGCCCTTGGGCTGGCACTTTCCAGTCTCGGCGGCAAAGGTGGTCGCGTTGGAAAAGAAACCGATGCGGAACGCGAAGCGCGTGAAGCTGGCGTTCGCCAATCTCAGGTCAACTTCAATGAGCGCTTTGGTGATTTTGAGGAAACAAAGAAAAGCTTAGAAGCACAGGCGAAGGCCATTGAAGATGCCGCGAAAAAAGCGGCTGGTGGCAGTAAGGGCCGCAAAGGTGGCGGCGGACGTTCGAAGAAAGATCGACCAGATGATTTGCAGCGTGAAATCGAGCAGATCAAAGAGCGCACAGCAGCTATTCAGGCTGAAACCGAAGCGCAGGCGGGCATAAATCCGCTCATTGATGATTACGATTATGCAATCACCAAAGCTCGCGCTACGCAAGAGTTGCTCAATGCTGCCAAGAAAGCCGGGATTGAAATCACGCCCGCCTTGAAAGAGCAAATTGAAGGTCTGGCAGAAGGTTATGCCAACGCCACGGTTAAAGCCAATAAGCTCGCGGAAAGTCAGGATCAGGCGCGAGAGGCAGCGGACTTCTTCAAAGGCTCTATGATGGATGCTTTTCAGTCGATGATACCGGCGATTGAAACCGGCAATTCGGCTCTTGATAAGTTTCTTAATACGCTCATTGAGGCGGTCTTGCAGGCCACGTTGCTTGGAAAGGGTCCACTCGCTGGCATCTTTGGCGGCGGTGGATCTGGGTTATTTGGCGGTATCGGCAAGCTCTTGGGCTTCGACAAAGGTGGCTACACTGGTTCTGGTGGGAAATACGAACCGGCTGGCGTTGTCCATAAGGGCGAATATGTCTTTGACCAAGATGCGGTTCGCGCAGCTGGTGGGCCTGCCGCTTTGGATGCAATGCGACGTGGTCTGAAAGGCTATGCCAACGGTGGTTATGTCGGCCCACTGCCGACTTCAAACGCACCCACAGCAACCAGCATTAAGGGTATGCGGGGGCAGGGTTCGAATGAGACTATTCGCATCATGCTTCAAGACGACAGTGGAAGAATGGCATCAATTGCCGATCAGCGGATCCAGACGGCAGCGGGGCCAATTGTCGAAATTTCTGTTCGCAAAAGCACAGCAACGGTGAAGGGCGCCCTTCCATCAATGATCGCTGACGCACAAACAAGGCAAATGTAATGGCAACGATACTCTGGCCGCGTTCTGTCCTGAAGCCTAAGCACGATCCGTTCAATATTGCGCCACGCACATTGGCCGGGCCTGCGAGCGTATCAGGTGTTTCGCAGGTCTCAGCGTCAGATGCTGGTATCTGGAAGGCCACGTTCGCAGACATCATCATAAAGCGTGGGACGGCTTCAATCTTAGCGTTCCGCGCTATTTCCACCATGCTAGAGGGCAGGTTGCACCCCATTCTTGTTCCACGATGCTGTGCCTATCAGCCGTTCGATCCAGACTGGAAAGACTTGCTTAATAGGGTTCCTCATTCGGATACCAGTCCGTTTAGTGATGGTGGCTTGTATCGTTCACGCGCAATCGACATTCGCTTGACAAGCAATATCCCGTTACGTGGAACAACGGCAAACATTGCCATTGTTGCAGCGGGTCAATTGCAGCCTGGGCAAGATTTCTCAGTCGGTGAGCGCATGTATCGTATTCGTACGGTTCAGATGACTGGGGAGAATACGGCAACAATCACGTTCCGTCCTCCAGCGCGTGAGGCTGTCGCGGCTGGAACGGATATGGAGTTTGACCGTCCTGTCTGCCGCATGCGCCTTGCAACTGACGGTGAGATGGATCTCGACTTAGACCTTGTTGCGCCGTGGTCATACCCGACAGTCAATTTCATTGAGGATGTGTGATGTCTTTTTTCACGTCGCAGCAATTGGCTGAGTTCTCAAAAGGTGAGGTTCGGCTTGATATGCTTGTCGAGTTCCGCTTTGCGTCTGAAACAATGCGGGTATGGAACGGCAACACCAAACTGCCAGCTGGCGGCAATTTCTATGAGCCGATGTATGGATACGGCTCAATTGATGGCATCGGCATGGGGTCATCAACTGCCGCAGATAGCGTGTCGTTTCAGTTGAGCGGCTTGCCGGATGCAACGCTGAACTTTCTCGCCATGGCATTGGATGCGAACGATGAGGTTGATCAGCGGATTGTTGTGGTTTCGATCCAGTTGTTCGATACCGAATGGCAACCGCTCGGTACCCCCGCGCCAATCTGGTGGGGGTTTATGCAGCCGCCACGTATCAGCCGTTCGGAAATGCAGGGGATTGATGGCGCGATCCAGTCAATTTCTATGACTGCTGAGAATGCATTCTTCAATCGGTCCCGGCCTGCTTATGGTCGGTACACTGACCGCGATCAGCAAGCCAGATCGAACGGGGATAAGTTCTTTCAGTTTGTTGGGTCGCTGCTGTTCAAAAGCTTCAAATACCCCGACTACTAATGGGAGGTAAATCATGCCTAAAGATGAAACAGCTACTGATTTCGCCGAAGCTTTCCAGAGATGGTGCTTACGGAATAATGTTGATCCAAGTTCCAAGAGTTTCGTCAGTTCGCTTTCGGTCACAATCGCGAATTATCATCGTGAGCGTTCATCCGGCTGCGGTGATAGCCTTATAAAGAGCAGTGAGTGCTACAGGGACTAGAGATTTTATTCCGTCTTTCGCCGTGTCTTGGCCCGTTTCTTTCATCCATTCATACAGTGTCTCGCCAATTGACTTGGTGTCTTGGAGCGGATTTGGCTTCTGCAAAACTTCCCATGCAGTATCAGTCAGCTGTAGGTAAAACTGCTTGTCTTGATGGATATATCCAGACCTAACAAGATAAGAGACGGTGCTATCGAATAGATCGCTCTCCTGATCGTCCAAAACTTCATTGCCAAAGAACGTACCAGCATCGCGGTCTATTTCTATTGGATGCTCCGAATAGAGTTGTCCAAGAATACGCCCGACCATCGTTTTAAATTCTACAATATTCTGCGGTTCTTTCATCTGTGCGCCTCCCATCTTGCTCGTCGATTTTTAAACCGCTTTGAAAGTTTGTCTATGCACATTGCAGAGTTTGTAGCAGCCGAGGCGCTTAAGCCTTTCCGGTGGGGTGAGACTGACTGCTCTTCAACGGTAGATAGATGGATTAGCCTAAAGACGGGGCAATCACCCTTGGCGCAGGCCGGGTTGGTTTACCGGAATGAGTACGACGCAACAGCCCTTCTGATTGAACGTGGCAGTTTCCCTGTTGTTGTCAATCGCGCGATGAGGCTGATCGGCTTTGAAAAGACAGAAACACCACAAACCGGCGATGTCGGTCTCATCCTTCACAATCGAAAAATGTGCCTCGCCATTCACGCTGAAACATTCTGGTTCTCGCGGGACGAGAACGGACTGATCGGCGCGTCACTTGATGCAATCTGGAAAGCTTGGAGAATTCAATGCCAGTAGCTCTGTCCGGCTTGATTGCAACAATCGTTGGCACTGGCGCAGTTGGCGCTGCTCTCCAAACGGGCCTTGCTGCTCTAACGATGTTTGCATCAACCACATTAGGCGGGTTGGCACTGTCTCTCGGTCTGTCATACTTGGCATCTTCGATCTTCCGTCCATCCCAACCAAAACCGGAAGATGTGCAGCAACAGGTTCGTCAGCCGACCGCACCGCGCATCAGACATTACGGTCGCGTAAAAATGTCAGGAACTTGGGCCTTTGCAGAAACCAAAAGCGGCAATTTTTACAAGGTTCTGGCATTGGGGCAGGGGCCATTTGAAGCCATTGAGGAAGTTTACGTTGATGATCTGGCGCTGGATCTGCAATCAGATGGAACGCCACGACCGCCAAGCAAGTTTCGTCAAGGCACAACGGGGTCATCGCTTTTGCGCATACAGACGCGTTTGGGCGTCACTGTTGAAACGTCCTACAATGAATTGGTCTCAGCCTTTCCTGAATGGACGGCGCAACATCGAGGCGATGGCGTAGCTTCATTGTTGGCCTGCCAATATGCGGTAGGTCAGGAAAGCTATCTCAGTCTGTTTCCCAACGGTATAAACACAAACTACCGAGTGGTGGCTCGCACAGCGATTATTAAAAATCCCGTCACTGGCGGGATGGAATGGAATGACCGAGCGGCAGCGGTCATTCGCGATTACATGACGCATCGTGATGGCATGCGGCTGCCGGAAAGTCTATTCGCAACGCCGCTTGCACATGCTGGATGGCTACAAGCTTATGCGCGTTCCGATGAATCGATTGCGATAGCTGGTGGCGGCGCGGAGCCTCGATACAGGCTTTGGGGGTCATACCAGCTCAATGAGCGTCCAGCGGACGTTTTGGGTCGAATGCTGGCATGTTGTGATGGTCGTTTGGTACCGACACCAGATGGCGGTTTGACCCTCGATATCGGGGCATGGGAAGAGCCTACCGTTATTTTGACAGCTGACGCAATTACAGGATTTTCCGAAGTTGGGCGTGGTCGCGATGTGATGACATCAGCCAACACGATCCGCGCCACATTTCTTGATCCAAGTCAGGATTATCAATCGACAGATGCTGATCCATGGGCTGATGAGAACGATGTTTCTGAGCGCGGAGAGGAAGCCAAGGACGTACAGTTCAACATGGCTCCATCGCACAGTCAGGCGCGGCGCTTGATGAAGTTGGAATGGTTCCGCGCAAACCCTGTTTGGGTAGGTACTTTCAATACCAACCTCATGGGTCTGGCGGCTTTTGCCAAGCGTTTCATCCGTATTCAGTACCCGTTATTCGGTATCAACAGCGCGTTTGAGGTCTTGGACTTTAAATTTATCATCGGAGAAGGTGGTATTCTGCAAGGCGCAACAATCCAAGTCCAGTCCATGCCGCAATCTGCTTATCAGTGGGATATGTCGCAGGAAGGTACCGCGCCAGTATCAGATAGCAGCAATGTGGATGATGATCTGCCGGTGCCAGCTGCACCTGCCGTTATTATCCAATCCGGGCCTGTTGCAGAATTGAGCTTTCCGCCGTCTGGCAATCTACTTCTCAGTTATATGGTCCGCTGGAAAAAGACAGCAGATACGGAATGGACAGCAGTCGGTCCGCTGGAAAATAAAGCTGAGCGATACACAACGCCAACGCTTGCAGCAGCAACCGAGTACGAATTCCAGTTGGCGATGCGAACCGAAAAGGGACGGGTAGGTTTTTACTCGCCAAGCACAGTCAGAACGACGCCCTGACCAAACAAACAATCTAGTTAATCTCCCTGCTCTGGCGGGGCTATTTGCCATGGAGCAATCGCATGACCGTTCGTACAATTGACGACATCTTCCGTGATTTCGTAATCGACGGAGTTCCGGCATCAGGTCCGTTCCATCCGTATAAGCCGGACATTCGCGATACGCTCAAGGCTTTGCTGGAGGGAATTAGCGCTTTCCCGGATAACCGCGTCATTCGGCTGAATAACGGCAATGAGGGGTCCCCAAACAATATCGTCGTTTCGGCGTCTGTTGCCATACCTGCGGCTGCGTATCAGGTGCTTTATATCATGAATGTCACTCAGGAAAATACAGGCCCGGTTACGGTATCAGGCGCAATCAATCGCGCACTGGTGACAAACACAAATAGACCCATTGAGGCGGGTTATTTGCAGTCGGGCATGGCGCTACTCTGCATTGATACCGGCACGGAACTGCGACTACTTTCATATGGTGATGCTGAGGCCATTCAAGAGGCTGCGGAAGAGGCTGCGGGACGAGCGGAAGCTGCAGCGAGCTCTCTAAATCTACCTATTATTCAGCCGGGCGATGCCGGTAAGTCACTCGTCGTAAATCCTGACGAAGACGGATATGAGCTGGGTTCTCCTAGTTCGGGTGCTGGTGAATATGAAAGTCGTGCAAAGGTCGAGGAAACCGACATCCCCGAAACGGATAATTTCGTGCGCACGGCAGGATATTACTCTCCCGGCGACGGCGGTGGCGCGCTTTATATTCGCGTTTCTTCGGAGCCGTCTCACGCTGGCAAGGTGCAATCGGATGATGGAGCGTGGTGGGAATTGGTTAGATCCGGGCGTGTGAGCATCCTGTGTTTTGGCGCAAAGGGTGACGGCGTTACTGTGAACACAGCGATACAGGACGCTCTGAATTATATTAAAGCGACAAACGGTGGCACACTTTACATTCCGAGGGGGGTATATCGCACAGCCCCACTATCCTACACCGTGTCGAACGGTGGCTTGTTTTCGGGTGGGCGGCTTAAGATAGAGGGTGAAGGCTCTGCAAACTCAATCATTCTCGGTTTGGACGGGGCGGGTAACAATGCGGCTACACTTGAAGTAAAAAGCTCTTTCCCCGATCCAATTAACTCACTCTGGTTTGGCTCTGAAATACGAGGCGTTTCTTTCCGTAGAAATGACAATACAGGTATTGGACTAAGCATCCAAAATTTTGTTAACGTGATCCTCTTTGATGTTACGTGTTCAGGGAACTTTGACGGCTGTAAGATGACTGGCGTTCTTTCGTCGTCATTGTACGAGTGTGGATTTGTCAACAACAAGACAGGTATTGCTTTGTTGGCCGGGGCGCTCTCTACTCCAAATCAAGTATCGTTCTTTTCGTGTAAAGTGGCCTCCAATGGCAATATTGGTATGTACGCAGAGCGTCCGGGCGGTATTCGCTTCTATGGCGGCTCGGTTGAAGGTAACGGGGTGGATAACCCAACCAATAGTGGTACCGGTGTAACGATTGACCATTCTGGCTCCAGTGTTGGAACTACTATGGCGTGTGTCTTTGATGGTGTTTACTTCGAGATTAACAACGGTGATGCTGATGTATTGATCCAGCAAGCAAACACAACAGATAATATATTCGCTCGCTTTAGTGGATGTTCTTTCCAGTGCACAGGGGCAGCAGGCAGCTATGTCGTGAACCGTGTCTTAATTCAGCACACTAGCGCTAGGGCTGTTACCGTTCAGTTTGATGGCTGCACATTCTCTGAACTCGGCGGTTTTGTTCCGAATGCGTCACAAAGGTACATCCGTGTTACTGGGTCAGGCACAGGTAGGCGAAAAGTTACGACTAATGACTGTTACTTCAATACTGCTGCTGCTGCACCTGAGTCCGGCATAGGATCTAGCGTAGAAATGCGTGGCCTTGTTAACCCTATGATGCAGATGGGTACGGTTGGGGATAGCTATGGCTCATCTGGTACTTTTACCTTTGATCGACCTTTTGCCTCTGCGCCTCAAGTATTCCCTGTAGCCACGGTGAATGATGGGGCAGGAGCATGCGTTGTTGAAATTTACAACACTACTACAACAGGGTTTTCTTTCCGTAAAAAGAAGGTTTCAGGGTCTACGCAGGTATTAGATAACTTCTGGTTCTCCTTCTTAGCGGTGGGTATAGGTAGTTAGGCAATATTGTTAAAAACAACATCGGCTCGGCAGAATATGTCAATAAGTCAATCTAAGGCGCATAAGTTGGAGGGCAGCTTTTCACCTCATTTAGCATTGCTTGTTTGATAAATTAACGTTTCAGGTGCATCAATACGTCCACTTGAGAAACAGGGCGAAGGCAAATACGTGCTGATAATTGTTATTCTAGCACAGCTGCAGGGACGCCCGATACTCGTGTGGGTAATCGTCTGGTGGCCCAGATCGGAGCTTGTTCTTACCTATCGCGACATTCAGGGGCGCGCTTGCTGCGCCTGAGTATTCGTGCAAGTGAAATATTCATATAGATGCTTATGTAGTTTATGGGCATGTTTGGGGGGGTACAAAACTATGAACGCAGCGGTTAATGGGACTGAAGTAGTATTAAGTGTCAATGGGCGCTACGGCAAGATTAGTTTTCCAGTTCATGATGATCCAATTGGTAGGTCGATGCAAGAATTTGGAGAATGGGGACAATTGGAACTTGAGAAAGTTCTCTCTCTAATAAATCCGGGCGATTGGGTTCTTGATATTGGAGCAAATGTTGGTTCCTACACGCTGGCTTTTTCTGATAAAGTTGGACCATCAGGGCGCGTATTGGCGTTTGAAGCACAACCTTATCTCTGCAACCTATTAGAAAAGACTATACGGAGTAATGGCATTAATAACACGATTGTTTCTGGAAGTGCGGTGTCAGATGTAGAGGATGTACTATATTTTGATACTATTGATTATTCAGAACACGTTAATGCCGGTGCTGTGAAACTTTCTTCCCTTAATATAGAAGGCAAGCAGGTGGTTCAGGCTTTAACAATTGATAAGTTGGATTTGGAAAGATGCGATCTCATTAAATGTGACGTTGAAGGTATGTCCTGCAATGTTCTAGTTGGCGCAAAATTTACTATTAACAAATTCAAGCCAATAGTAGTGTCAGAAGTGAATGATGTTAAAGAGGGCGTTGATCTATACAATGCACTAAAATCATTTAATTATGATGTGTGGTTGGTGCAATCAGATGCGTTTAATCCAGGCAATTTTTATGGCAATAAAAATAATATATTCGGACACGCTGCAGAACTCTCAATTATTTCAGCCCATCCTTCCAATCAATTATGCGTCGACCCCGATACATTTGGAAGTAAAATACTTTCTCATGATCAGCTGGCCAGTTTGATTCTTGCGTGTCCCAGATACGGTGATGCGACACCCCATGATCGCAATCCTATCGAGCTTAATAGAAAGAATGAAAGTCTATTGTCTAAGTTGGAAGTTTTGGAAGACAACTGTAATCGCCTCTCATACCGCAACAAATTATTGGAGACCAGAATTGCTGATTCTAGCCATTTAAGATCACAAATCGAAGATCTTAAAACCACACTATGCGAAGTTAGGCATGAATATGAAGCTGTGCATGCGCAGTTATCTCGTGTGTATTCGTCCCGTTCGTGGTGGCTTACTAAGCCATTTCGTTTTTGTGCTCGGACACTTCGTAAAATGATCGGGGGTGTTTAGCATGCAACATTTGCAGCCTGTTATTCCCACAAATCAGGAGTGGGAAGCGTTATTGTTGAATGCTTCAAAGTCCGATGATCATCCTGCCCTCCTTGATGTAATCATCCCCGTTTATAAAGGGCTAGAAGAAACAATGCGCTGTTTGTACAGCGTATGTTCTGTTAAGCAGCATGTATCGTTCAATATTATAGTAATCAATGACCAGTCGCCTGATGATGAATTGGTCGAACAACTCAAGTGCTTGTCTCAGTCTGGTTTGATCGAATTACACCATAACGAAGAGAACTTAGGATTTGTTGGTACCGTAAATTATGGTATGAATCTCTATCCTGAAAGAGATGTCCTTCTGTTAAACTCCGACACTGAAGTATACGGAGACTGGCTTGATAGAATACATGCGCATGCCTATTCAAGCCGAGATATAGGCACTGTTACCCCACTGTCGAATAATGCGGAGATTTGCAGCTATCCTCACTTCATTCAAGATAACAATTATGAACTTGAGATATGCGGATTTGAATTAGATCAACTGGCAGCCAAGGCCAATCCCGGTTTCGGAGTTGATGCTCCAACGGGTGTAGGTTTTTGCATGTACATAAAGCGAGAATGCCTTTCAAGGGTTGGATATTTTGACAAAGAGGCGTTCGGGCGTGGATATGGTGAGGAGAATGATTTCTGCCAGAGGGCAATAAAACTAGGATATCGAAATTCAATTTTGGCCGACACTTATGTTCGCCACTATGGCACTACGTCCTTTGGACCCGAGAAGGCTGAGCGCATCCAGGGGGCAATAGATACATTGTCGGCAAAGCACCCAAAATATCAGTCAGATGTCTCTGAGTTTATTAAACACGACCCACTTTTTCAAGCTCGGCGTACATTAGATGTTGAACGCCTACGCAGTTCTGGACGTCCCGTTCTAATATTTATCACCCATAACTGGGGTGGGGGTACTGAAAGGCACGTTCAAGACATGAAAGGTGTCATCGAGGCGTCCGGTGAAGGGTTAGTCTTGATCATGCGACCTAAACAAGATTCTAACGACATACTATTTGTTGATGATGAGAGGTACCCAAATCTTGGTGATTTTAGTCTAAAAGATGACGTTAAGTGCTTTGTGACATTCCTCTCCGATTTATCGGTAAAACTGATTCATGTACATCAATTGGTAGGAGCCGATGTAGAACTTTCCGATTTTATTCGTCAGTCCTGCTCGGTATCGAATATTCCTTATGATTTCACAGTCCACGACTATTACACTTACTGTCCTCGTATTCATTTATGGGATCATTATAAGCAGTATTGTGGTGAACCTGACCAGAGCAGTTGCGAGGTGTGCTGCAAAGAGGGTGGTTATTTAGAAAGTTTAGGAGCAGCATCGGTTTGGCGCTGGCGTCAACGAAATCATGAGTTCCTCTTAGGTGCGCGTAAGATTTTCGTCCCGAACGATGATGTATTGCGACGCCTAAAGCGCCAGTTTTCGGGTACCGAACCAATTGTAAAAGCTCATATTGAGCCACACTTGAGGGATTGTGCAGCAAACCTGACATTTACCGGACGTCGGTTGGGAGGCAAATATAAGATAGGTCTTATTGGAGCGCTGGGCACTCATAAGGGATCTATGTTGTTGCTCGAAGTTGCGCAATTGGCGAAAAAGAAGTCACTTGATTTGGAATTTATTGTGGTCGGGTACACCGATCGCGACGATGAACTCGAAAGAGTGGGAAATGTGAAAATCACTGGAAGCTATGATGATTCAGAATTAGATGGAATTTTGGCCAAAGAAAATCCAGATATTTTCTGGATGGCAAGTATATGGCCAGAGACATTTAGTTATACTCTGTCAGAAGTGTTGACGCATGGGCGTTGGCCAGTAGCATTTGATTTTGGTGCCATCGCGCAACGGATCAAAACACTTGGTTTCGGTTCCGTTCTTGATATAGATCTCATGCTCGATCCAGAAGCATTGCTTGTGACACTATACAACCATTGCGTATCTGAGAGGCGAGGTAGTTTGCGATATAAGAGCGCCAAATATGGTTCCTTTATTTCAGATTACTATGAGCTCTGCTAGTCTCGGCTTTTTGGTGTTTTCCCTCCCAAGTGTTATTCATTTAGATTTCTATCCAGCGGGTTATGGGTTGCCGTTTTTGGGGTGCTGGCGGCAGGATGCAGTTTTGAGCCATTCCTGCTTTGCAGCGTCACATTACGTCGTGAATTGATTTTCTTAGCGAACACGGCATCTGACAGCCAGACGAGGCCAGAATATAGTCGAGTCGCTGAACCAAGTTGAAAACGCTTTCTCTGCGATAAGGTACAGGAGTTCCATTTAATGTTCCTTACTCGTGGTTGCAAAATGGTTATAGGGCCCCCGGATCAATAAAATTCACGTATTCAAATGGCATCGTCCGTTTGGAGGGTGCTATGGCTCCGGGGACACTCACAGATGGAACTACCTTCTTGCAACTTCCCATCGGCTTGCGCCCGACAAGTGCAATCCGTTGAACTCTAGTCGCCCCCGGTTCGACATCTCAGCCCTACGCACTGATTGCGGCAGATGGCACGGTGAAAATTTATCGGGGAGCGGGGACGACCACTCTTGACTTAGGTTTCATGGAGTATTGAACTTGAGCCACGATGGATAAAGAAGCGGAAAACCCTATTGACGTGGAAGCACAGAAAAGCCGTCACAGCTATGCAAACTGCGACGGTTAGTGGACCTAGTAGGTATGAACTAGAGATATGGGTATGCGTAAGGTAACCCCACGCCTCGCCAACTAAGAAAATAACAGGGACGTGACAAAGGAAAACGGTGAAAGAATATTTTGATAAAGGGGATACAAATCGGAATAATCGATTGCCAGCAAAAAAAACAGCAGTCACCAAAATTGTTAACGGTCCAAAAATATTGACCAGCTTTTGATACTGCAAATAATCTGCGGGTTTTGCACATAGGCAATAAAATGTAGCTGTAACAGCGATTGCTAAATAGACGCAAGCCAAAGTGCGCACTGTCGTTCCATCCACGGACCATGAGGTAGGCCATCCATGGCGCGCAAAATATAGTCCGACAACGAACCACGCCAAGATATCAACCCTCATGAAAAGCGGCGGGTTAATTAAAGCTACTGTCATTGCAATTAAAGTAAGGCATAAAAGCGCTCCGACAATCTTGTTGGACGTTAACAATACGATGCCGTATATAAATAAGAAACAAAGCATGAGATCATGCAAAAAATATAGCGGACCATTTGCTGGGAGCGCATTATATCCGGTTAAAGCCCTAAAGTAGGTGAATAGGCTGCCATTAACGAGCGGTAAATCTGTTCGTAGTGGTAGGTTTTGCTGTTGTTTCCAGATAATCAGCGCGATCATGACGCCGTTCCAGACAAGCATTGGCAGGAGGATGGTTTTAATTTTTTGAAAAAGAAGACGGATGTATCCGCGCTTTTGATACGATGACCATGCGAAATATCCCGATATAATTGACAGGGTTGGAACTGCAGACGAAGCAAGAACAAACGTTATAAAAGTCAACATGAAAGAAGTAGGGCTTAGTTCGAAGTCTCTCTTATATGCATTGTAGTACGTCCAAGGTACATGCGTAGTGACAACCATTAGTATCAACAGTGGCCTCAAAGGTGTTGTGACATTGCCGACACTCTTTGCGTTGATTAAATTCATGAAATTATCCCCAGTTTATGGTCGTCTTCCGCAAGTTTGCGAAACTCCGTGGGGTTATCATAATTATAAATAAAACGAACGGTCTTTTAGTCGCAGGCTGGGAACAAAGGCCTGACTGACAGCACCGCGCTTGAGGCGGTTTTATGCCGTGCGCCATATCCAAAAGCAGATAGCCAGAGCTATTGCTGCCCCTACAGTCAGTAGCGCAATTTCTTGCTCAATGACGACGATAAAAAACATGTTCCCCTCCGTCAGATCGGTTGAGAGGGTAACAGCCAGTAAGCAAAATAAAAACCCCAGACGCTTGGGGCGATCTGGGGCTGCACCCTGCAAGCGTTCCCCCGCCTGTAAAGCGCATCTAGTATTTATCTGACAGTAAAAGAATAGCATTCCCTACTTTGGGATAATGCCAATGCACAAAAGAAAGCCCCGGTGCTTGCGGGCGCTACCGGGGATGGGCGTTCTTGAAACTGGGGCTTCAACCGCTCCTAATAATCATCTCACAAAAATAGGAAAACACTATGGACAGAACCGTACCAGCTGGCGCGGCGCTTTTGCTTGATTTCGTTCGTCTCATTGAAACAGGCAAAACCGACCGCTCGTCTTACGATGCGATCTATGGCCACAACGAAGATAAGATATCGAAGAAAGTTACCTTGATGTCGATTGATGAACTTATCGGAATTCAGACGACCTTTACTAAACGTTTTAAATCGTCGGCTGCGGGTGGTTATCAGTTTATGCGCAATACGCTGCTCGATCTGAAGGCAGAATTACGTTTGCGCGGTGGGCAGATAATGGATCCAGATTTACAAGATCGCCTTGGTTATCATCTGGCTATTCGCCGGGGCTATAACGATTTCATTTCCGGCAATATCAGCCGTACTGAGTTTGGTCGGCGGCTCGCGCAGGAATGGGCTTCATTTCCTGTTCTCGCTCCGACAAAGGGCGCGCACCGAGCATTGCAGCGTGGTGAAACTTTCTATGCTGGCGACAAGCTCAATAAAGTTTTGGTGACACCGCATCGCATGGAAGCCATTCTTGATCAAGTGAAGGCGGCAGGCGCTTCAATGGCACCAAATGATTCTGCGCTTGTTGTAGAGAAAGTGCCAATCGTTGCGGATCCGGGTGAGCTTGGCGCTTCTCCTGCAAAATCGAAAACTGTCATCACAAATGCTTTGACTGCCATAGGCATGGCTGTGACCGGTATAGGGGCTTTCCTCGGCGGATTGGATTGGCGCGTGCAGCTATTACTCTGTGCGATGGTTAGTTGTTTTGCGGTCTATGCGATCAAGCGCCGCTTCGATCTCTTTAAGGCTGTTAAAGATCTTTCCAATGAGTTTGCCTGATGGCGATCATCTGGAACTTCATTCCTGCCTGGCTGAAGTATCTTCTTGCTGGAATCATCGCCGCCTGCATCATTGCGGGTGGCGGATACCTGATCGGTAAGCGTGAAGGTCGGCAGGAAGTCAAAACCGAGCAACTGCAATCTGACATTAACGCTGAACGCGAAAGGACGAAGGACGATGCGAAGCTACGTTCTCTGTCGAATTATGATTTTTGTGTCTTGTCTCTTCGTCGTCGCGGCATGCAATCCGAAGACTGTGAGCAACTGCGCGGGGTGGCGGCCGAATAATCTCAGTGCGTCCGGATTAGTTGCGCTTACTGCGGTGGATCGGGCAGGGGCCGAACGCGTCGAGGGTAATGATGAAAATGGAAAACAGCGGGGGTGCTGGAAGTGAGTTCTATTATGCCAGAGACAGATTCCGATCTTCGTGCTCGTGTTGTTGGGCTTGAACAAGCAGCACAAACAAACAATCAGCGACTGGCTACGCTTGAGACTTGGCAACGCCAGCGTGAAATTGATAGCGCTCGAAATGATGAAAAATGGGTCGCAATGGAAGCTCGTATTGATACGCGCTTTTCCGGGCTAGAAGGATCCGTGCAAAGCATTATGTCTTCGCTGTCTCGTATTAATTGGATGATTATCGGCGGATTGGTTGCGGCTTTTGTTGCATTTGTGGTTGGCGGGGGGTTGAAGTCTCTCTGACCTGTAAATGTCTAATCTGCGATTAATCGAAAACTGCCCGTTTACAACCCCGCTGCGGCGGGGTTTTTGTTATGCGCAGTGAGGCAGGCGGATTAAAATACATAATCAAATCATAAGGGCTATTTCTGTCCCACTTTTCTGCAAGCGTTTGAATTGGCTCATTTTCCGTAGAACCTCCGGGACTCCAACCCCTGTGCATCACTCGTCTGGTTCTGTGCCGGTGTAACCGCGATACATGCCAGCCGAAACAACTTTAATGGCTGTTGCTGTTTCTTCAGCTGACCAGCCAGCTGCGACCGCATCATCGATGAGATCTCGTATGCCGGGAACGCCGGTGTCAGCTATTGCAGCTGCAGCATCGGCTTCCGATGTGCCTGATAATGTCGCTTGCTCGATCAAGTCCGCGATGCCTTGCGCTACCGCCTCCTGACAATCCAGTTCGCGATCTGGGTAAATGCCTGCTTGTTCCGGTTTCATCATGGTGCTCTCTCTTTTTAAGAGAGCAGGTAGCGCACTTATTACCTTCGTCCAGCCAAGGCTTCTTCACCTTCCTGCTTATGTTCGTAGCAAAACCAGAGTTGGCCATATTTTGTTTTGTAGCCGTACGTGCCCCACGCTTTGCATCCGTCAGCATCGCACCAATGTTCCCACTTACCTCCGGGCTTTGAAACACGGCCATTGTCCGTTCCATATCCGCTCATGCTAAACCACCGACAAAGCCGCTCATTTCTTTAAGGCGCACCATGGATAGGCGCATATTGCCTTTACAGCCGCGTCCTTTGCAGCGTGCCATGCTCTCGATCTGATCGAGATAGAGCTGTGAGCGATCAACCGTCTCGCAGAGCAATAGCTTATCGGTATAGGCCATCCGGTTACATTTCCGGCAAATCAGCTCAAGCTTTTGATCGTCTGCCAGATCTCCGACTTTGATATGAGTTTTCCAGTTTCCCATCACCAGAAGTCCTCGGCTGATGGAATGCGGGTATAGCTGATCTTTCCGCCAACGTGTCCGCCTGCCGGTGGCTTCCATTCTCCCATGCTGACGATTGTGCTGGAATATTTGCTGTTAAGCTTATCGACAGCACCGTTGGCGCGTTCCCACTTCTGGCGCAGTTTGTCGTCATTATTGAGGAGATCAATCTGGCGCTCATCAGCCGGCGAAAGATCATATAGGGTGACGCCAACCCGGAAGATTGTCGTGCCTTTCGGAAACTCTCGGCGGACACGATTCCATAGCGCATTAAGACCAGCCAAGATGGCTTGATCGTCATTCACGACGGATAGTCCTTGTTTGCCCAGCCATGAGCCTTCATGGATCGACAGCCAGAGCCATAAGCCACCAGCATAGAAGTTTTCACGGCGCAGGCGACGCGCGGCCTTAGTGAGTAGCAGGCGTGAGATCTCGTAAGCGCCATCGATTTTGCGGGATTCTGGCGGCAGCACGCGCCCATGGCCAAACATACCGCGCTGTTGCTCTGGCGCTTGGATGTCATATCCATGCAGGGCATACCACAGCCGCTCACCATTCACGTTGTTCCAGATCTTGCGCATATGCTTCGGCTGTAAAGCGTAAAGCTGCTCTGTGGTGTAGACGCGGTTTTTATAGAGGCGTTGCGCCAAGCTCGATCCAATGCCGGGAATGTCTTCTAGCTGAATTTTCAGCAAAGGTGCTGGCATCGATGCAGGATGCCAGATCGCAAGGCCATTGCCATAGCTGCCGTGACGCTTGCTTTCGTCTTTCCCAGCCTTGCAGGCAATCTTCGCCAGCTGGCGGTTCGCAGCGAAACCGATAGAGCTGGTGATGTATGGCCCGATATTGTCAGCTATAGCGGCCTTGATGCGGGCGGAAAGTAATTCAGGATCTCGCTTGCCACTATCGTCCAGCACGCACGTCAGCTCATCGATGCTCTTGGCTGTATCAATCGCGATGACGGTTTCAATCTCGCAGAGCAGCGCGTTATGCGCTCGTCGGTATAGATCTGGGTTCTGTGGCACGAGAATGAGATCCGGACAAACCCGAAGCGCGTCCTTGATTGGCATCACATTCTTCACGCCCATCGCTTTCGCCTCTTTTGAGCAGGCGATTACGGCGGTTCGATTGGTGCCTTCAAAAGGAACAACACCGATTGGCCGACCCCGCAGACGCTTGTCGCACTGTTGCTCGACCGACGCAAAGAAACCGTCAAAGTCGAGGTACAGCCGTTCAATAGTCTCAGGCAGTCGCATAGAAACCTCAGAAAAAAGGTCGAGCGAAACCTGCCGCAAGTGCATAGGCACTCAGGAACATATTCCGCTCAATGTGGATATGTTCCTAAAATGTTCTCATTTTGAAGAATAGTCAATCCACGTTTTAGCGCTTGTGGAAATGAGGTGGATAACAGGTGGATAAGCGACGATTAATTGCATGGGAAAGCTGCATTGCAATTGCGTTGCCAAGTTCCAACTTTCGCCATTATAGGGATCCGTTCAGCTCGCAGAAAGTTGGAACATTCATTGAAAACGTTGGTAATCTTACCGCCTTCTAAGCCGGTGCTGCGAATAATTCTTGCATGAAAATTGATGCCTACACATTAAAATCAGGTCGGGTTAGACTAAATAACGCATAAAAAGCGTCACATATCGGGTTACCAGATGTGATACAAAGCTTTGATTAATTCTTGCTATCTAGTTGAAATATATAGCTTGGTTTTTGGTGCGGTTGCACGCCGACCGCAACGAGCATATTTGCAGCTATAATACGATTGCTTTGCACCGAAAAATATTAAGCCATAAATTTTCTTTTTAAGTTGCGTCGAGCCTTTTTAGCTTTACGCTCCAGAGATCGCGAAGCAATCAATACTTCACTTAACCGCCCGGCTTCAACCTCGCGATCAGGATCACCAAAGCTACCACCGGTCGCGGCTGAGGCTAATTTGAGAAACTCATCATTGCACTCTGATACCTCAGGACCTTTGAATAGATCTGAGATTATTTGCGTTACTTCATGTTGCTGCGCAACCATATGGGCTCGAAGAACGATGTCTTCACTTCCCAAATCTTTAGCAGAGTTTAACCAAAACTTTTCGGTATACTCTCCCAAAAGTTGGATGCTCTTTATCATATCCTGCAGATCAGCGTCTCGCTGCGCTTCAACGCTCTGGCTTGAACGCGACCAAGACTCAATCCACTTAGCAGTGAAGTTTGCTATCAAGGCTCCGGTGCCAGCTAAAAAAATCGTGCCAAATGCCCCGCCGATGTCCATTTAGGTCATCCCAAATTTTTGCTAGGGGATGAATCGACATATCTCCAAATAAGACTTTCGTAGGCAAGAAATGGACCGCTAGCTTTAATGCTTATAAGTTTATGCACCAATTCTTTACCAAACCCACTGCGCACTAAACCGCCAAAAGCCTCTTCCAAGAACGATGAAGAATAGCCGACCGTGCCGTCAAGTATGATCGTCAAAGGCTCGTTATTCTGAAGGGCTGGAACAAGATATCTGTTTCGAAATTCTTCCCCGCTGCCATTACCGTGCTTCCGATATCGGCCTCCCGGATATTTGGTAAAATCGTTAGCGATGCTGATCGTTTTCATTGGGTAGTTCCTCTGACGAATCTTTAAATGCGTCTGCATTCATGCTCCATTCAATGAGCGTTCCGCCTATGTGGTAATCATGATCTCGCGTCTCTATCGTATCATCTGCATGGTAAACTATTTCACCTTTACCACTCAATATTCTTAGGTAACCATTCGGAGCTCCAGTTACCACATCACTCATCCTCTTCAAACCCAACCCGCGGTGGCTAAGGCCGGTTCTTGTCCTTCCAACCTCAAGAGCTGCACGTAGCATGTGTGAATCGTTCGGAATGAGATCACTTGTCCATGAAGCTATTTTCGCTCGCACATTTTCATATAGGCTCGCTTGAGGCAAAGTGAATGGTATCCCTGCACCTTGATCGAATACAAAGAACCTCAAGGAAGTCGTATTTAAGTCTAGGCTACTAGCGGCCCACCATCTGTGGTCTGCAAATGGATGCCTAGGGGTGAAATTGTCTGGGTATGCATGATTAATAGCATTTTCTGCGGCTTCCATAAGTCCTGCGAACATTTCAGGATTGGCTGTGAAGCCCTCTAACACACCTCGGAATTGTTCTTGGATTTGGTTGATTTTATAACCATCCGTTTTAACCCCTGACGTCAGAGGAGTGAGTGTAAAATTATGAGGAGCAAATTCGAGCGTCACAGGCTTCAGGCCGAGGAGCTCAAACACTCCCAAATCAGACAATAAGCTTCTAACAGTTGGATCCCATTGTTGGGAGTCGCGTACTCGTAATCTCGTTTTTTTGACGAGTGACCATCTGTGAAACTCGGCTGCAAGTACGATGGCGACAGGCACAGACAGGCTTTTTATTGACTTCAAATCAATGAAAACATTAGTTGTTTTAGGATCAGACGCTAGCGTTCCATCTCGAAAAGCGTCGAGAAATTGGACGGTCTCAGCAAAATTATCCTTAAAACTGAGTATACTTGGCGCAGAAATCAACACTTCTTGTCGCGGAATTCTTGAGTGAGTTTTGTTCTTCCGATTCAATGCTCTTCGCCAGCGCTTAATCGCCCTTGCGATGAGTCTTATCTTCAGCTTCTCGTTTATCTTTTTCACAGTCGCCCCTCGCTCTGCTCCGCAAATTTGTTGAATAACCTCAATAAAAAGAAAATCAAATTTAAATCACTGAGCGTCGCTATTTGCGGCATAATTAGAAGTTTCAGCGGCAAGGGGGGGCGAGCCATTTCCATCCAGTATATTTATCGCCCGTCTGACGAATATGTGTATAACGCTTCAAGGAACTCCATGAGCGATGTCCAGAAACCATCGCGACGTGCGGAATATTCCAACCCATCTCAAAAAGGCGTGAAATACCTTCATGTCTAAGATCGTGGAAATGCAAGTCTTCTATACCAAGAAACTGACAGGTTCTTGTAAACCGAGCGCTTACGGTGTTCGGGTGGTAAGGGAAAATAGATTCCTTCTTGCGTGGCATTGATTCTATAATTGCAATGGCCTCGTCAGTCAGATCACACCAAACGTCATTACCCATTTTCTCACCAGGGTTTTTCATATCGCGAACAAGAACTCGCTTGTGATCCTTCTCATAATCAACCCATCTAATGCGGCAAATTTCGTCCTGGCGACGGGTCGAAAAGATGGCGAACAATGTGACTTTGCACATTGGCATGTGCTGCTTCACTCGCGTCTCGCGATCTGTGAAGTAGTCTAAAATTTTATCTAGTTCGCCGAGTGTTGGACGGCGGTTCCGCTGTTTGGACTTCGTTATCAGTCCCAATCTCTTCATAACAAGCTGTGCATCAATCATCGCTTGCTGGTCTAACGGCAATCCCCATGCAGGACGAGCAAGCGCAAAAACGGATGCAAGGTGAGAGATCCAGTTTCCTACGGTTTGCGGCTCACGACCATCATTAAGAAACTCTGCAAACTTAATGATGTCTTGGCTAGTGATGGATGAACATTCTTTGTCGGCAATAGGAAAGCTCTTAATAGCATTCAAAACTTGTCCCTTAGTGCGGCCAATTTCTCTAAGGCTGGTCTCAATGTATTTATCAATCGCGTCGGAAAGTTTGCTCGACGGGCGTTTCGGGCGGCCAAGTTGGGCGGTGTCTTTCTTCAATTCCGTTTCGCGCTTTTTAATCCAGGCTGTTGCTGCTGCCCTCCTGTCGAATGTACGCGATTCGCGATGGACAACTTTTCCATCACTTTTCAGTAGGATTTGTGCTAGGTACGCGATTGATCCGTTCGATCGCGGGCGTTCGATTATGGTTCCCAT